CCCAATAATCTACATAATCAACTACCGAATCCAACATTCTTGTTATGGTTCTAGCCTCATTAGCTACCATAGCATTTAAACATATTTTTGTTTGTTTCATAACTGTTTTTTTATATTTGTTATCCATCACAACTTAAACAATCTGGGTCAGTAGCCTTTGTGGCAATGTCGCCACGAAGAACCGACTCAGTTCTCATGTAATATAGCGTTTTAATCCCCTGCTTCCAAGCTTCAATATGAACTTGATTAATCCATTTTGGAGTTGCTTGTGATGGGAATGCTAAATTTAGAGAAACTGATTGGTCAACATATTGTTGCCTAATTCCAGCTTGTTTTACTAAATCCAATTGATTAATTTCTTTAAATGTTTTGTAAACACTTTTTAACCAATCTACTTCTTTGTTTTCAATGGCTGATTGTGTAATTTCTTTTACATTAATTAGTTTACCATTGATATATCCCCAATTATCTAATTCTTGGATATCTTGAACTGAACCGCCATCTTGTAGAATTTTATCCCAAGTATCTTTGTTATTAATACCAATTTTTTTAAAAACTTTTTCTAACTCAGGATTTTTACGAATAAATGTTCCCTTAGCAGTTTGTTCGGTAAATACATTAGCAGCCCAAGGTTCAATACCAGCGGATACATTACCACTTAATTTTGAGTTTGATACCGTCGGAGCAATAGCCATTAAGTGGGTATTTCTCATACCTGTACCAATACACCATAGTGGTTCACCATTTTTTTCGGCCATATCACGAGATGCTCTATCTGCTTCAATTTTTATTTGTGAAAATATTTTACGAGTTTCAAATTGTGCAGTAAGTCCTTCAAATGGTAAACCCTTTTGTTGTAAGTAAGTATGCCATCCTAATGCTCCAAGTCCAAGAGCTCTACCTTTTTCAGCAGAGCGAACTGAGTTTTCAAAACCCCTCATATTTTTTGCCCTTTGGATGAATTCTGAAAGAACCCCATCTAAAAACCAAATTGCTGTGTAGATTAGGTCTGTATCTTTCCACTCATCGTATTTAGCCAAATTTACTGATGATAAACAACATACAAACGAATGTGATTCATCAGTATGAAGTGTAATCTCACTACAAATATTGGTCATAAACACTTTTAAACTATTGTTTTTATATGCCTCTGGATTGTTCTTGTTAACATTACCCTTATACATGATATAAGGCTCGCCTGTGGCTTTTCTTTTCTGAAGAACCTTACCCCACTTACGCCTTGCTTCGGAATCACCTTCCTCAAGTTTTCTCATAAATTTATCACCAATAATAACACATTGGTGTAGATTCAAAGATTGGCGGTTTACATCACCCTTTGGTTCTCTAATTTCAATCCATTCATCAAAATCACCATGTTCAATATTAAGGTTAACTGAAGCAGCACCCCTACGAACTGAACCTTGGTTTGTAGCAAGAATTGTAGAATCGTAAATTTTACAAAATGGAACTATACCATCAGATGTTCCATTTCCAGTAATCTTTGAACCAGCGGCTCTGATTTGGTTTAATCCAATACCAACACCACCACCATGTTTGGCTAATAACATCATTTCAAGGTTTTTATTACCTATTTCTTGAATAGAATCACCCACATCTATACCAAAACAACTAATTGGTAAACCTCTATCAGTACCCGTGTTTGATAATACCGGCGTGGCTAAGTTAAGCCAACCTCTCCAAATATAATCAAAAAACTTACTAGCAAGGTGAGGGCTATCTAACCTACGAGCAACTGTAGTTGAAACACGCCAATATGCATCTTTTGGAGTTTCTCCCATAAGGAGATATCCCTTTGAAATTGTTTTAACATAAATTTCAGTATTACCCCAAATTGGAAAGTCTACTCCGAGCTCCCAACCTAATTCTTCTCCGTGATTTTTCATAGCTTCTTTTTTTTAAAATAAATCATCCCAATTCTCACCTTCGTTTGCCTTACTATAATCCGTTGGTCTTATAGCGAAGAAATCGGTATGAGTTACACCCCCAGTTAAGTGATAAAACCAATCTAATTCAGATGCTTTTACTTCATCAAATTCAAAGTAATCATCACCACCTTTAATTGGATTATATCCCAACTCTGCTAATTTTTCATTAACTCGTTTTGTAATAAATTCTTTCAAATCATCTTTTTTTAGGTTTTCTAAATCACCCATTTCAAAAATCTTATCAATAAATTTATGTTCTAAATCCCTAATCATTTCTGCTGCTTTGTAAATATCAGCTTTTGCTTCTTGTAATAATTCGGGAAACTCTTCACACATATGTTTGAATAGTTGAACTCCCATTTTAGAATGTAGGGATTCATCTCTTACGCTCCACTTCATTTGTTGACCAATTCCTTTTAATAGATTTCTCATTTGAAAACTATAAAGAACTGCAAATGATGAATACAATGCTACTCCCTCAGCAAATGCTGAAAATATGGCGAGTGAACGAGCTACTTCTTTTCTAGCGATTGGATTTGTATTTAAATCGGCTGGAGTCCAATCGGCTGTGGTTTTAGTTAGAAGTTCAAATCGTTCCTTCATAACTTCATCGTGTAAAAATCCAGCAAAATCATCCAATCCTAAAGTTTCATTAAGATATGAATATGCAACCGAATGAATTGTTTCTTGAGAACCAAATGCTATTGCCATTTGCCGAATCTCATGTTTGGGAAACCAATTAGTAACCATACCAGTCCAATAATCAGATACAGCACATTCCGTTTGAGCAAATCCTAAAAGAATATTACCCACCAAATGTTTTTCTTCTTTTGTTAAATTTTCATTCCAATCTTTTACATCCCCCTGCATTGGAATTTCGGTATGTAACCAAAATGCCTGCATTTGTTTTAACCAACCTTCGGTATAATAATCAGGATATTCAAATGGTTTATATGGGATTCTTTCATCAAATAATGACATATGCTTTTCCTTTATAGTGTTAGTAATATTTTGTGTGGGTGAATATACATAGTAGTTAGAAATCTATTTCACCCCTCATTTCTTTATATTTTTGAGCAAGTTCTTTTCTTACTAAACTCTCCCCACCTTTCATCTCTTTTTTTGCTTGTTGACCAGAAATAGAATCCTCATTATAGATAGAAATTTCACCCGTAGAGAAGTTAGCTTTTGAGGGGAAAGTCATACCATCGGGACCAAAGCGATTCTTAATAACGTGCCATCTTCCTGTTCCAGCAAGTTTATCTTCAATCTTACGAGAAAGAGATACAACAAAGTCAGCAGTCATCATTTTTGAAAAGGAACCTGCGATTTTAGTACCTGTGATAACATCATCATCTGCCCCACTTCTATTTATTTGAGATGCTGTGTAGATTGGGACTTCGTATTCACCAGCCATACCTCTTAAATCTTCAAAAATAGTTTCTAACTCTTCGTATCGTTCTTTATTTGAAGGTCCACGCAGTAGGTCAGCATAATCTACTATCACAACATCCGGCCTTTTATCTTGTAAAATCATCTTATCCATATGGGCTTTTAATGATGTCACGCTGGCGGTTTTGGTTGGGTAATGTTTTACAATCAAGTCTCCCTTTACACTTGTAACTGATTTTTTAACATCTTCCATGTTATATTTAAGATTTGCAACCGCAATCTTACTTAAAACAGCATCGTATCGCTGTCCTACATACCCTTCATTTAATTCAAGGGTGTAGTGAACCACAGTCTTACCCAATTTCATAGCCGCTACACCAATGTTAATTAAAGACCACGATTTACAGATGCCAGGAGGAGCGGCAAATAAAACTAACTCACCTTTTCCAAAACCACCCTGCGTAATTTCATCAATACACTGCCATCCGGTTGATACTACATTTCTGATAGAATCTTCGTATCGTTCCACAATCATAGTTTTGTATTCGTGACCCAAATTAGAATCTTGACCTGCTTTCATAGCATCATCAACCTTCTTTTTAATCACATCATACTTACCTTGTTCTAATAACTCTACGGAATCAAGAATGGCGTTCTTTATACATTGATTTTTACAAAAGTCAAGGGTTTGTTCTTTAACATAGTCTAAATCATCACTTTCAAGGTGATTCCACGCAAATTTAAGCGTATCTACAATACTTGTTTTTAGAACATCCCTATCTACGGTATTGATTCTAACTTTTAAGACATCCAGCGTTGGGAGTTTTTCGTATTCTTCAAGATAAGACATAATTTCACGAACCAACCACTCTGATGCTTCTGAATCAAAGTATTCTGATTTTATAATGTCAAATACTTGGCGAGAAAAACTCCTATCACTCAATAAAGCTGATATAATTTTATTTTGGAACGATGTTCCGTATTTACTTCCGAATTTTTCCATAGACACTAATATACGACTTTATTTTGAATTATCCAAATCTTAAACCAAACGAAGTGGCGATTTATAAACATAACCTTCTTCATATTTTTTAATATGTTTGGGATATGGATATATTACATTACGCTTATAGATTCCATCAATCAATTGATAATGGCTGAGGTCTTTAATCTCACCATTTCTTACAAAACAGTTTGATAATTCGTAATTTTCGTGTATTTCGTTTAATTGACCTGTTTTTGAAAACTCATCAATTCGCCATAATTTTTCTTG